CCGCGAGGAATTTGCGCAACGCTACGAACATGACAAAACAGTCATGGTCGAAGCCTTAGATAAGATGGTAACTGATGGTCTTGCCAATGAGATTCAACAAGTTGCAGCTGAGAAGCGTGCAATTGCTGAAGATCGTGTTAAGTTCCAAGGCAAAATGAAAGAATCAGCACAGAAGTTCAATGGCTTCATGGTTCAGAAATTGGCTGAAGAAATTAGCGAACTGCGCAAAGATCGTAAAATGCATACTGAAGGACTCAACAAGCTTGAGAACTTTGTGGTGCATGCTCTGGCTCGAGAAATTCAAGAGTTTGCTGCTGACAAGCGCGACATGGTGGAAACCAAGGTTCGTTTGGTTCGTGAAGCACGCACACAATTGGAAGGTCTCAAAGCACGTTTTGTAAAAGAAAGTGCTCAAAAGATGAGCCGAGCCGTTAGCCACCACCTTAAGGCAGAACTAACACAATTGCAAGAAGACATCAAGGCTGCTCGAGAGAACAGTTTTGGTCGTCGTATCTTTGAAGCATATGCAGCTGAATTTGGAGCTACTCATCTCAATGAGAAAGCCGAAGTCAAGAAGTTGTACAATATGCTGACCGACAAAGATCGCAAGTTGGCGGAAGCCATTCAACTCACCCAAAAGGCGAAAGTCTTGGTTGAGTCCAAAGAACGCGAAATGCGTATTCTTCGTGACAGCAATGAGCGTAAAGAACTCATGGCCGAATTGCTGAATCCCTTAAACCGGGAAAAAGCCGATGTAATGCGTAATTTGCTCGAAAGCGTACAAACAGCTCGTCTGAAAAACGCATTCGAAAAATATCTCCCTGCAGTGATGGAAGACCGTTCCGCAAGAACCCAAAAGGTAATTGTTGAATCTGTTTCGTCAGTGACTGGAGATAAAACTGTTCCAACACAGCAAGATCCGGATGACCGCAGAAATGTGATCGACCTCAAGCGTTTGGCAGGTTTATAATCTTTTTATATAGGAGACTTAAATGTCGCAAGAACTACTTGAAAGCCGCTGGGGCGAGACCAAAGAAGCTCTGCTTGAAGGTCTGAACGGCACCAAGCGCAACAGCATGGGTGTTATTTTAGAAAATACCCGTAAGTACTTGAAGGAAAACGCTTCCGCAGGTTCTACATCTGCTGGCAACATTGCCACACTTAACCGTGTGATTCTGCCAGTGATCCGTCGTGTTATGCCAACCGTTATTGCTAACGAGTTGGTTGGCGTTCAGCCCATGACTGGCCCAGTTGGTCAAATCCACACTCTGCGTGTGCGTTATGCCCAAAGCTTGACTGATAACTCATTGGCAGCAACCAGCGTAACAGCTGGCCAAGAAGCCTTGAGCCCATTCACAATTGCTACTGCTTACTCTACTGTGCCTAAAGACACAACTACAGCAACTAGCTACACTGGCGGTTCTACTGCTAGTATGGAAGGTAACGGCGGTAAGCAAATTTCCGTCCAGATCCTGAAGCAAGCTGTTGAAGCCAAGACACGTAAGTTGCAAGCACGTTGGACATTTGAAAGTGCCCAAGATGCTCAAGCAATGCACGGTATTGACGTTGAAGCCGAAATCATGGCTGCTCTGGCACAAGAAATTACAGCTGAAATTGACCAGGAGATTCTCCTGTCCCTACGCAGCTTGGCTTCTACTGAGTTCACATACAACCAGGCTACTGTTTCTGGTACTGCTACATTCGTTGGTGACGAGCACGCTGCTTTGGCTGTTCTGATCAACCGTGTTGCTAACTTGATCGCTCAGCGTACACGTCGTGGCGCTGGTAACTACGCTGTTGTTAGCTCTGCCGCTTTGACAGTGTTGCAATCTGCAACTACTAGTGCTTTTGCTCGTACCACAGAAGGTACTTTCGAAGCTCCTACAAACACCAAGTTTGCTGGTACCCTCAACGGTTCTATGCGTGTGTTTGTTGACTCTTATGCCAGCGACACAACTCCTGTGTTGGTTGGTTACAAGGGTTCCAGCGAAGCTGACGCTCCAGCATTCTACTGCCCATACATCCCATTGATGAGCAGCGGTGTTGTTCTGGATCCGTCAACATTTGAACCAGTTGTGAGCTTCATGACTCGCTATGGTTACATCGAATTGACCAACACTGCTAGCAGCTTCGGCAACGCTGGCGACTACGTTGGTGAGATCGCTGTACAGAACTTGTCTTTCAGCTAATCACTGCAAGGCTTTTCACAAGCAACCAAAAAAGCACTTTCGGGTGCTTTTTTGTTGGCCGTAAAAAATCCGCACATTCTGACAAGTCAATTCAGGAGTGGCGCGGATTAAGTAATATAGTTTAACGACTTTGCTTTTTATAGTATCTTGTATTGGATACAGGTGTATTGTACTATATTACACCTTGAACCACGATAGATATTGGCTAACTTTTTTAACAACGCTGGTCCAATCTCCGTAATCAGATTGTCTAAACAGTCGTGCTGTGGAGTACCAAGGGGAACTGTCGCGATCCAACAACCATCGCCAATCAGTACTGTAGCGTTGGATCATCAACCACAGCGGCCTGCCCAGTGCACCAGACAAGTGAGCCACAGCAGTGTCCACACTGACCACAACGTCCATGTGCATGATCAGTGCAGCAGTTTCTGCAAAGCTTGACACACAACCAGGAAACATTTTGACACCCAACTGTTGAAGTTCAGCAGTTTCTTCTTCAGTGGCATCACACTGTAGATTGATCCATTCGTATTGCGGGTTGTCTTTCAACATGCGAACAACATCATCAAACTGCATGGCTTTGTGTTGATTGAGCCATGAGTCTCGACGTCCGCTCCAGCACAGACCTACTCTCATGCGTGTTTTTGGACCCAGACGTTCTTGCCACTGTTGAACCAGTGCAGGATCAGCATTGAGATAACTCACAGGTTTTGCCAGTATATCTAGTGTGATGCCCAACACACCGGGTATGCTCATGATAGGAACCCAATAATCAAACTCGCCCATGTCGTCGGTATATCTACCTACTTGGTGTATGATATTGCTGCGACTCAGCAGCGGAATCAAACCGTCAGTGACTTGTAGTTTGACTTTTGCACCCATTTGATGCAAGTTCCACAAAAATCTCACAAACTGAATGTTGTCCCCGTGTCCTTGTTCGCCTACCACAAGAATGGTTTTGTCTCGTAGATCTTGACCGCGCCAACGTGGCTGCTGATACTTGGGTTCTGTGCCAGCAAGATGCTCGTAGTTCCATCTAGCTTCGTATGCTGGCCAACCGCGACTGTAGTCGCCTTGCAGCAGATAGGCCACTGCCAAATTGAATTGTGCAGTGACATTGTTGGGTTCCAACACCAATGCATGTTGCAAAAACGGTACAGATCTAGCAGGATAACCCATTTCTCTGGTTACATTGCCGTAGTTGTTCCAGGCCGCTGCCGATTCTGGATCTTGCACAAACGCCAATGCATAGCATTTGAGTGCTTCGTGATATTGGCGATCGGTGCGATGTTGATTGCCTTGTTCAATTAAAAATTCTGTTTCCATACTGATATTTAATGCGTGCTGCCTGAGCTTTTGACATTTTCCATAAATATATCTGCAACGCAATCGTGCGTTTTATGCTGTTGTTAACACCCTCAGCGTAGCGGCTAGAACCCGCATCGGACTTCTTTAAGGAGAAAACAAATGGGTCGTCCTCTAAAAATTAAAAAATCTACTACCAGTGACATCGGTTTCAATCCGTTTAGCGCACTGACCAATCCAATTTATCCCAGCGATCCTACCACATTTGATGGTACAGAGTATCTGGGTGTTGTGGGTGGTGCCAATGCTAGCGTAGCTACTGCTGCGTTTCCTGTGGTCAAATGCCGTGCATTTATTGTAGGCACAGCATCTGAAGCTGATGCATACATCATCACACAAAAAGGCACTACCAAGTATCAAGTGGCCACTGTCACAGCGGTCAACGACGAAGACATGGTTGTAGGTCAAGCATATCGTATTTTGAGTGTGGGTACCACTGACTGGGCAGCATGCGGAGCCAGCGATTCAAATGCAGCAGTTGGTGATGTATTCACTGCAACTGCAGCGGGTGCAGGCACAGGTACTGTGCAAAACGTAGGTACATGTGTGTTGGCCAACGAAGCTGACACAGCACTCACTGTAGGCAACATGAACATCACATTCAGCACAGGCGACAGTACTGCACAGTTGATCAGCAAGCTGACCAACAAGTTTGCTCTGGACTACAGCACACCCCCGGTTCGTTATTTGACCAACTTCTTCAGCGACGAAGGCTATGAAGTCAAGTCAGGTACTACAGGTGCTGCCAACGTAAGTGGACAACAAAACCGCGTGAGTTTGGCAATTGTAGAGAACTTTACTTCGTAATATCTACTAATCCTGAATCCTCTCAGATACATACTGGGAGGATTTTTTATGAGCAGAGCATTTGTATTGGGCAATGGCGTAAGCCGACAGCAGGTAGATCTAAACACTCTACGACATCTGGGACAAATCTACGGGTGCAATGCCTTGTACAGAGATTTTGTGCCTGATGTATTGGTCAGCACAGACACTCCTATCAGCACAGCAATACAACAATCAGGATATTCTGCTCAACACAGAATGTACACTCGCAAGCCTATTCCTGGCCTGGGTGCACAACAAGTTCCACAACGTTACTACGGCTACAGTTCTGGACCTATCGCAGTGGGTATAGCAGCCCGAGACCAAAATGTTGCTGTGTACCTAGTGGGGTTTGACATGGGTCCCAAAGATCATAATCAATTCAACAATGTGTATGCTGACACAGAATTCTACAAAAAAAGCTCAGCACGCCCGACCTACGCAGGCAACTGGGCTCGACAGTTGGCACAAATAATGCAAGATTTCCCCAAAACAAACTTTTTTAGAGTGCAAGGAGAAACCACCGCAGACATACTGGAACTCAATGGTGTGCCCAACCTTGCGACCATGCCAATGGCAGACTTTCTAAACCGCATAAATAACACAAAGGATCTGTAAATGTCTACCTACAAGCGTGCCACCGGTAATATTGTTTTTGAAACCCTGACTGCTAACTCTTCGGTTTCGTTCATTGGCCCCACAGCCAATGCAGTGTCAGTGGTTATCAACGGCGATCTGAGTGTGAGTGGCAATGCTAGCTTGACCGGTAACATTGCTGGTGACAAAATATTCAACGGCACAACATCCATTGAAATTCAACAGGCCAACGGCAATGCCAATATCAGTGTGGGTGGTGTCAGCAATGTGATGGTGATTGCTCCTGATGGTATAAGTGTGGCTGGAAATGCCAACGTAACAGGAAACGCAGTCATTGGCAATCTACAGGTCAACGGGGTTATTGCGGGCAACGTTTCTTTTGGAAATTTAAATACCACAGGTAAT